TGCTCATAGAGTTTATATAGCTCATGAGGAACCTTCAGGTTATTGCATATAAGCATGGCGTTACGGGTAAAATCTTTGGGGATACCAAGCTCATCAGGACTCATGACAGTTTTTATAAAGTCAATATCTGAGTAGCTTATCAGAAATTGTTTTTGGTCCCTCTTTAACCCATACTCAGCTTTAAACGTTGCGTCAATTTCATCCTTTGCGGGTTTAGTAAGTGGGATTTGAGTACCGGTTCCATCTTTATTATTTGCCTTAATGATACCGATCATTCCCCGCGAGTTAAGAAGCACGTTCATTGCTTCAAAAGCTAGTTGCACATTACCAATAGGGTACTTTAACGGAATAAGTTTTGAGCTTCCAATAATTGAGTTACCAATATCAGTTATGTTAATATCATTAAAATGAATTACACGGGAGGGAGAAACAGGTTTAAACCCCGGACGGTTAGTAATGATGTATTCACTTATTATCCCTTCAATATCAATCTGGTCATATAACTTCCCTGTCTGCTTAACTTCAACATACTCACTTGGGAAGTTAAACATAGTCTGAACAGTAAGTAAATCAGTTTTTAATGATTCAGAGGGGTTATTAAGATATACATAGTTATTCCCGAATGTATGTTTCATATAAGCCCTCTCATAATCAAACTCTTTACTCATCTGTAAGGGATTAGGACGGTCAACAAAAAGCCTTCTGGCTGCCTTAACAGCAGTATCCTTTTCATTCCATGAGACTATTGCGCCGGTATTGTCAACCAGATATTTCTTCCCGTTTGCCGCAGCCGTAGCTTTAATATCTATACAGGCATAAAGCACAGGGTTATCAGCAACCGCTTGCCGCAATTGAGAAGCATTAGTTAAAGAAACCCATGCGGGCTTGTCTATAAGATACTGATAGTTGTGGGATGTGATATTAGAGCGGCTTATTCCATACCGTTTACCTGATAATAATGATCGGAATGTTCCCCAAAATGATTCTTCTGGCATTCTTTAAAAGCTTTGTTCAAAGGTATGCCAGAAAATGGAAAAGTATCAGTGTGGTACGTTTATAATCCGTTATGGTAACGATATTTTTACCTTAACTCCTTTTGAGTTTCGATAATGTAAGCACCCCTTTTACCCCTCAACTTTTTAATGGTACAATCGGAGGGCATCTGTTTGTCATGGATTCTTTTCAGAATAGTATCATGTGATACTTTCTTGATAGTGGCGTATTCTTTAACTGTATAAATCATAATGCTTTTGCTTTCTTAACAGTCTTTTTAACAAAATACTCTGTTTCAAGTTTTTCAGGATGACAGTTCTTGACCTTCTTTAAAGATCCGCATGGGCAAAGTTCATTCCTGCCTATCTTCTTTGCAATAAATGGCTTTTTTCCGCTTCTTATAAATGGAAGCATACGTTTTTCACTCTCTTTTTTAGCTGCTGTTTTTGCATTCATAGGTTATTAGTTTTAAGTTGTCTCGGATAGGCTGTAACAATCGCATTTTAGTATTAATAATCAGGGAGTTATAAAATGTGTTATTTTTAACTGTCGGAGTGACTTTCTTCTGATAATTCGTTTATATTTTCTTTAAGATAATCAGTTATTTTAGCATAGGATTCCGCAACATCAGATCCTTCGAATCCTCTATATTGAACACGCGCCGGATAAACATTCTTTACTATTTCCCCTTCCATTTCAAATACAATAGCCCATCCAAACACATGAAGTATTTGATTTATAAACAGAAGAAGTCCTGTACTTCTAAATTCTGCCCATTCTTTTTTTGCTGCCATTATGCGGTTGTTTTTTCGTTAAGTTTCATCATTGCTTCTATCTGTGATTCAGAATACCGATATACTTCACCCTCTTTTGTTATGCAGTAATGCGGGTTACATTCGGATGTTCCATTTATTTGTGATATAGCGAATTTACCAAACACATCCCCGACTTTAAACTTGGAGGGCTTCGGGGGGTTTTTAAGTAGAAATAATTCCTTTTGCAATTTTTTATTTTCGTTTTCAACCCACTCCATAAATTCTTTTGCTTTACATAACTCACGCTCTACTTGTATTTTAAGGTCAATATCATTTGGCACGGATGGTTTTTTCTTGATCCCGAAAAAGCCTGAGAACCATTTCGACCTTAAAATAATCCTTACAAGAACGAATAATGCACCGGTGAAAATAATTCCGGCAAAGCCACGAGAAACATCATCCTGTATAGCAACAATAATCCACACACTCAATGCGATAATAACAAGCAATAATAGTTTTTTCATGCTGTTTAATTTTAGTTAGTTAATTTGTACTTTTCAAATATTTTATGAATGAGTTCAATAGTATCATCACTGTTTTTAATTTTAGGTATTTCCTTTTGAATCCAAACAGGCAAATGATCTATAGTTCTTAATGAAAGATTTATATCGAGGTGAATTGTATATTTATCGAGTTCGTTTTTATGTTCCTCCACAAGGCTGTCATACGTATCATTGGCAAACTGTAAGCATTCTTTTACATCAGCAAAATAGGGCGAGCCCAAAGGCTTTGTTTCTTCTAATCCAATAGGGATGCACTCCGAGGTTGAAATATGACTCCACCTATAAGATTCTTCAACATGTTTTATACACTTGAAAACATAATAAACGCTCCCATGACCGGGTTTAAAATCCTTTCTTACCTTTATGGTAATTAAAAATGATTCAGGGACTTTATTGCAATATTCTTCTAGGTTCATGTTGATTAGTATTGGTTAGGTTCTTCTTTAAAAAGACCATAATGTTTTTCCAAATGGGATGCCAGTAAAGCAAGTGAGTCAGGCCCATCATCATCTTTAGTTGAAGTCTTCATCAGTTTGCATGTCCGGGTTATGAGCCTCTGAAGTGCCGGTGTTGGATTCTCAGGAAAATAGAAGTACAGTTTTATTAATCCGGCATTGGCAAGGATCCTCGCCATCTTATTTGGCTTTGAGTATTGACCAAATATCTCTACCTCAGGCATCAACTCTCTTAACCTGCGAGTGAAGTAAGCTCCAAAGCTGTTAGTCTCAACAACCAATTTACTTATCCTGTGCTCTTTTACCTTACCCTGTACCTCAGATTCTTGTAATGTAAGATTTTGCTGATCAAAAATAGCATCCACCAAATACACCCTGCTTCCATATACCCTCGCAATAGGGCCGGAATAATTGTCTTTGCCTTCATCCGCACAGTCATTAGCCATTATTGTCCACCAATTCTGAATAATATTACCTTTTTCATCTTTATCAGAATGGGGAAACATAGTGTAATACTTCAAACTGCTTACCGGGAATACTTTTGTTTCATTATCCGATAAAGCAATACAATGATAATTGGCCTGAAAGATCATCTTTGTACGGCTATCAACCTCCATCCTTCTTTTGAGCTTCAAATATTGTTCTTTATTCATTAACTCAGGGCAAAGCATCTGATCGGTCTCAGCGTTATAGATTGGCATTGACAAAATATACCATTCTCCGGGCTCTGTTTTCTCAAGAATAACCTGAGGATCCTGTTCCCCCCAAATGGTAGCACAGAATATTTCCTTCACGTCCCCACCAACGGCAGCGTTACGACTCGAAAAGGTACCGGATAGCCAAACCCATATCTTTGATAATGCAGTGTCGGATAGTGCTACCTCTGCGTCTTTAATAAGGTCGTCAATGATTCGTATTGTGGCTCCCTTTCCGGTGACTGCTCCCCCATAACCAACTCCGAGGTAATTAAAGTGTTGGCCCTCTAAAGCCCACTTTTGAAAACTCGCATTACCTTGTTTTATTTTTGTTGTGGGGAATACGTCTGAATAGACTGTCTGTGATTCAATATTCTTTACCTCACCGATCCCGTCCCTGGTATATCTTGAAAAGTCGGATGCCTGACCGTCTGAGTGGCTGGCCGTGATCACCCTCTCCTCATTATTTTTACCAAGCACCCATTTAGTAAAATTAACAAGTGTACGGCTTTTACCGTGCTGTGGTGGCATCCTGATCATTAGCTTATGAAACGGATCACCTTTCTCATTCAGGAGCTTGTTATAGTAAAATTTTTCAAGTGTATCGCAGAGCGTTTTAAGATGATGCCGGTCATCCTTATAGAAATCCGGTTCAAGTAGCTGGCAAAAGTCCCAGAAGCAATCTCGGGATCTTTCTATTGCTTCTTCATTTAGTAGTGTTTTCAATCTTATGATTTCAGCATCAGTTAGCATGTAGCTTCTTTTTCAGCTGTTCTATTTCAACCTTACGCTCCTCCTTTGTAAGTTGTACTTCTGGAATAAGAGGGTTTCCGTCCTTACCAGTTACTTCCTGTTTATCCGATTGTTTAAGGTACTGTTTACCAAGCCAAACGAGCATTGTTTTATCACCTTCCATTGCGACTCCAAATTGCTTCGCTCTAAGTAATTCCTTCCCCTCTGATTTCTTTTGTGCGGAATAGACCTCAAAATTCACTTTATGATCTCTCTCACATGCCCGGTAAAGAGTAATGGGTGCAATACCTAATATTCCGGATATACCAACACCGTCACACTGGGCTTGTAGGTACTTATTAACCTTCACCCAGTCAATTAATATCTTTGGCCTTCCTGCTTTGCTTTTCTTTTTACCTTTTTGGCTTAATTTTTTTGCGATTGCCATGATATTCCATTCTTTAATTATGCTCACCTATCATTAACAGGTCCGGCCTATAAACACGCTCCGGCTCCGTTGACGGCTCAAAGGTTGCAAACCTTTCATCCTGCGGCTGTCTTATTATTTTACCGGAGGCAATATCACATATTACCCGTGACATTAACCTTATACCCATGTCGGATAACGTATCACGCCATAAGTCCCTTGCCGCGTCTGAGGGCTTTTTAAGCCTTAACGCGGGGTCAATAAAGCACCACTCCTGCCGGGCGATATCCCCCCTGTCCATACCAGAGTTAAGCCAGTAAACTGTTCCCCCCGTTATGGGGTCACCCATACGTATGGCCCACTCAACCGAGCTCCTCCCCCTATGCCTTGGAAGCAGTGACGGGTGGTAACCTATCCACCCGTATTTTGCCCTGTACCTTGTTTTTTTACCTATAAAGTCAAATGAGTGCGCGGCAATACCGAGGTCAACGGCGGGGCAGTTTTCACCGTTCAGCGTCCCTGAGGGTATTACCCTTATATTGTTTACCTCTGCAAGCCTACCGATATAACTATCACCCACCGGGCAGGAAACCGCTATAACGTTAAAACCCTTTAGTAAGCATAACTTTAATATTTGCTCACCAAAATACTTCTGGCCTGATATAATAATCTTTAAGCTCATTTTGTACCAATATATTTAAAACCCTGTACGGCGCGGAAATGCCCGCCGTAACCCGTTGAAACCTGCCCCGACCCTATACCTTTTGCGTGCGCATACTCTTTTGGGGCTTTAGCGTTTGCCCTATTTACGCTTTTCATTGACTTAATTTTATCCCCGCCCCCCATCTGCTGGCTCTTTAAAACCCACTTTAAACTATTCTTCAAGTAACCTACAAGCTGCGGGTGCGATGTGTGGAAGAGTGTCGGAAGTAACCTCCCGCACCGCCCGCTGCCGTTTTTATGGTACTCACATACCCACTCTAAAAATTTAGTACCACACCCGGCACCCTGCCACTCGGGCATAACAACGAGCCTCGTTGCCCTGTAAGCGTTGGCCGTGAAAAAGGGGCAAACCGCTAAATGGCAAACGAGCTCCCCGTTAACCGTACCGATAAAATATTCAGCGGCGGGTGGCATGGGCAGATCTAAATAATAATGTGGTTTAAAATATTTCCAGTAAGAGGAGTTGACCTTCCGAATTTCCAGCTCGAAGCTTGGTCTTGGCCCGAGCTGCCCCCTTTTTTTATTTCACCACTCCCCGTATCAAATACCCAGTCAGGCTGCAGCCATTCAATAATATCATAATGGCATGAGAGTAAAACAACCCTTTTGCCCTTATTCCTTCGCCAGCCCTTACCAAAGGCCATTGCGCCTATTTTTGCAATCTGCCTGTCAATAACAGACGTAAACTCGTCAACTATTGCGTTATCAGGGGCCTCTGTTATTAACCTTGCAAGTCCCGCCCTGAATTGTTGCCCATTGCTTAACGCTTTAAACGGTCTTAACCATGACGGCACGTCACCGAGGCCAACGTTCGCAAGTGACCCCGTAACGGTGTCAAAGTCCGCGCCGGGTGCAATGGCCTCAATAATCGGGGCGTCATTGTCCCACCCGGCGTAAAGGTCAACCAGGTGACCGCCGCCAAATAATAATTTACCTATTGACGTTTTCCCCGTACCCGACGGGCCAACAATAAGGCCTATCTGCCAGTCATTACCCTCAACCGGGATATCCGCCGTAAGCGTAAATGTGTCACCCCTCTCAGCATTAAAAAGGCTCTTGACCCTTGCCGCCCGGTAGGTGTTATAATTCTTACAGGTATTTTTTACTTCCACTATCATACGACTAGTATTTTACATTTATAACCCATGCCCGTCAAGTCATTAAATATTGATTCCTGAGCCCCGGCGGAGTCACACTCAACAATAATACCGTACTTATTTTCTGCCGTTATGCCGGGGTCATTAAACGGGTCTGCACCGCCGCCGCCCGGTAATATATTTGGGATGTCGATCCCCCACTCGGTTAACTTATCTTGATCCCATGATGCAAGTATGTCCCAATCATTCTCCCCGAACCCGACATTATCTTTTATAATAAATTCCCTTTTCTCGGCCTCTGTCAGCTCGTCAGCCCGCTTTACCCAGTTATCAGGTATGTCTTTATACTTTAACTCCTGAAGGGCCTTAAAACGCATATTTCCGCCCAAAATTAGCCCATCTGAATCCACAACAATAGGCCGAAGCTCCATCATCTTCGGAAATTCACTTATCGATTTAACAAGTTTCTTAAACCTGTCATCTTTAATAAGCCGAGGGTTACCTGGGTTTGAGTGTATTTCTGTTAATTTCATACTGCCATTATATTTCTATTTGCCCTTTTAACCGTTCGATTAGCTGCTCTGTCTTTGCCACATAATAATCATTGAAGATTGTGTATCCCTCCTGATTCTGATTCCAGAGAACAAACAAAAGAGATCTGATTCTATAGCCCTGACTTTTTCTCTTATCATCATAATCAACTTTGATATTCTCCATCTCTTTGAGATAGTCTGATGAGAAGTTATCCGGTGATACAGCGAGTATGCAGGTCTTTTGAAATGCGTTCTGAATGTTTGACATTAGTTCCGGGGATGCTTCCTGAGTATCGAAAGTAATGCGGATTGATTTATCTGCCATACTTCGGTAACTTGAGAAATGACCTCCGAACTGAAAAACTTTCATAAGTTTGAATATTCGTTTATTTCTTTTTGAAATTTATTATTTAAAATTTCACGTTTACTGCCCTTTCTGCCATAATTATCTGTTTTTTTATGACATTCTTTACATAAAGTCGCACCATTGCTAATTTTATATCTTTCTTTCTTAAAATCACGATAGGATAATATGTGATGGGCCTCTAATTTTCCCCCTTTTTGTCCACAAGCTACACAGGTGTAATCATCTCTTTTAAATACTTTTGCCCGCCATATTTTTATCTTGCTATCATTTTTATATCTTATCACCTTGCTGGGGTCCCAGTTAGGATGATTCTCTCCCGAGAAATGCTGTGTGAGGCAGTTTATTGAGCAAAACATCTTCCCCCCTCTCTTACAGTCACTGCCACACCTTATGCATTTCCGTTTTGGTTTTGATTGAACTTCTACTTGTAGCTTTGTAAAACATTCTGATGAACAGGTTTTTTTTATACGAGAGCTCTTTAACGCAAATTCATTGCCGCAAACAACACACTGAGTTATTTTTCTTATTTTTGGTGGTAATTCCTTATGTCTGATGTGTATTACCCCCGTTCTTACGCGGCTTCGATATAACGAGCTACACTCTTTTGAGCAAGTATGCTTTCGAATCTTCTCGCATTCCCTAACTTCAAACTCTTTCCCACAAATAATACATGGTATCTTAAACCTTACTCTTATGTTTTTATTAGCCATTATTATACTAAGAATTTCTTTCTTTGCCCCATCATAAAGTAACCGTGGATCATTTGAAACTCGCCTTTACTAATAGGCTTAATTGTACCGTGCGCCTGTTCGTGATGTTTACGACAGAGCGCCATTAGATTGTTTATTACATTCTTTCCCTTGCCCCGTCCCTGTATGTGGTGAATATCAACTGCGGGACATCCGCAGGCTTCACATACTAACTCGTTTTCAGTAATGTCAAAATATTCGATGTAAACTTTACAATACTTTTGCATTCTGTAATGTCTTGAAGGCAAATTTAATGTATTACCCTGATACACACAAATAAATTATCAATTTTCTTTAAACAAAAAAGCCAGGTCTCAACTCCTGGCTCTTATCCATCTGAGAAAAACAATGGGTTACTTCATACGCAATCAAATTAGGTTAATAATAAAACTATCCAATTAAAATATTATTTATCTCTCTTTCGCTTTCAAATATTCGTCAACTGCTTCTATCATTTTATTTCTACTATATAGTATCCCTGAAAAATGCATATCGCAAAACCTTATCAACTCACCCCTTAGACCTGACTGATTGAGTGATTCAAGTTGTTCAACTTTTGCAAGTAATTTCCTGACTATCTTACACATTGCATAATCATTTACCCATTTAGGATCGTCAATGAAAGCAAGAACAACCATTTCACTTCTGTTAAGATCATATAATATTCCTTCTTCCGGCTGTTTAAGAAACTCATCAATAGGTACAGTACAAAGCCCGTCAACCGTTGCAAAGACAATATTCCCTTTCTCATATTCCGATAAAATAAAATCTCTCATTTCTTTTTTATCCTTATCAGGTTCTTTCTTCTCTTCCTGCTCCTGTAGAGATTGAAGTAATGATTTATATTCACTTTTCAGGATTTCAAATTCCTTTCTTAACCTTTTTCCTGTTTCAATTTCTTCTTTAGATGCTTTGATTCCATGTACATGAAGGAATGTAGCATTTGCATCTATTATCTTTCCGTAAAATGTCGTTAACTCATTTGACTTTATGAGTAAGTCTTCGAGCTTTTCAACCAACTCTTTGTACTTTGAAATTATTAAATCTTTGTTCATGGCTATTTAATATAAATTATTTTTATCAATAAAGAATCCCCCTGCTTCTAATATATTGCGATATACAAGATCGCCTGTTGGATGTAAATAATTATAACAATCAGTATAACTCCCTGTAAAGTGAATAGTTCCATTTTGATCTACTACCTTGTATTGAGTTACCTCTGTACTCGTGCCTGTATAATATGGTTCAATTCTTAAAAAGGGTTTCATACTCTCATTTATTTACTTGTTTATGTGTTCGATTTCTTCCGTTATTTCTTGGCTGTGAATGTCATCAAATTGCCTCTCATTTATTAACTCAATTTGCTCAGGCCTTTCCGCTTCCATTGTCTTTAGTTTTTTTCATTAATAGATTTTGCCCAATCTTCAATAGTATTAAGTAATACCATATCATCATCCTGCTTTATGTTTTTAGCAAGTTCTGGTTCGTCTTTTTCAATACAAGGCAAACACATCCATCCTGCATTCATTTGTCCTTTAGGCTTAGTTCTATGTAGCATTCTTTCTGCACATGAACATCCACATTTTATACATTTCATTGTCTTTAGTTTTGAGGTGATTACTTTTGTTCAAATACTCTATATTTACAGTTCTTACAGTTATTACTACTTTTTGCAAGTACCTGACAAGTGCCTTCTGATGTTATTGGATTACCGCAGTAAGAACTTATATCATCTCCCTCAATAGTGGGTTTAATCTGACCGGACTTCATTAGTGCTGGTAATTCTAATATAGTAGCTTTTGGAACTGCCTCAATAGGATAACCATTTTGAACGTATTTTACCATGAATAAGTGCTTTAATAGTTCGTCTTTACATGATTCAACTATTTCATTCCGTTGCTCATCACTTACATCTGAGGGCTGATTACGGTACTCTTCCATTGCTTCAATAAAAGTATGTATTTCATTACTTGTTAAGTATATCTTATTTTCAATACACTTATCTAAAAGAACGTCTTTTGCTGTTTTCATATTATTTGATTTGAGATTTAATAAAATAATAAATTAAATTAAATGCTTCTGATTTAGACCTTGCAATAGGATAATATTTATTTTTAACATATTCGACTATTTGCGTTTTTAACAACTCATCCCCCGGCATCTCTACCTGATGGGATTGAGCGTATTTAGGTAAAGCAGTAATTTCATCTCTAAATGTATCAAGGTTATCACATAAAGATTCAGGTGTATATGCTCCACTTTTTATTTTATATTTTAAAACATTAACAATTTCTACCACTCTTTCTCTCTTAATCATATATGCTTCTTTATTTACAAAAGGAGTTGCATCAGGATTTTGTGGAGGATTCCATAAGGGGTGTCCATATCTGCTACAATATCCTACCGTAATTTCTCCATTATCTTCTAATAAGGTTACTTTTTGACAATCTGTACACTTGTATTCTGTCTGTTCGGGTAGTGGCTGATTACGGTATTCTTCCATTGCTTTTAAAACTGTATGATATTCATTACTAGTTATATAAACTTTGTTTTCAATACATTTTTCTTTAAGTATTTCTTCTGCTGTTTTCATGTTGCTATTTTAACTTAATTTCCATTTATCACAAACTAAATCGTTTAGTGTTCTTGTTTTATCAAAATAGTTTGAATCTTTGTTACTGCAATAATGCCGTTTTGTTTTGCCGTTTGGGGAATGTGCAACCAAAAAAAAACAGTCTTTACACTTTGCACGTCGTGTCCATGTCATTATACTCATTCGATTTTACTAATTAATTATCACTAAAATATCCTGCATCTATAAATTCTTCAGAAGGATAATTAATATAACACCAATACGTAATGTCATTAGCTTTAGCCCACCTCTCTTCTTCGTCGTCCCAAATAGTGCTATATATTTGTTTAGATTCAATATCCCTATATGCTAAAATGAGCCGACCTTTCTCTGGTCTTTGATTATCATATTTTATCCAATCCATGGTATTAATTTAAAGTAAATGCCGGTAAAAAGGTCACAAATTATTCTTCATCACCTCGCTTAAATTTACCGAGTAATTCAATTATTGTTTCATGTATAGGCATGTCTTTTAATACGGTAGCGTCTGGATTAATGTGCCTTATATACCATTCTCTTTCTGATATACGTGGTCTCCACTCCATCCCGTTTTTACATGGATATTGAGAATTACATTTTTTGTGATTTGTATAATGATGTCTGCAGTTATGACATCCTCTTTCGGGTACGTGTGTTGTTTTCATAGTTAATCTTTTTTCTGCAAGTTCTTAACCTACAATTTTGAATAGATATAATCTGTCATTTCATCAATAGTGAAGTTCTCTTTTCCCTCAAGTTCTTCATCAGGAA